ACACACTGCAATTAGCCGATGGATTGAAGCTGGAATTCCCGTACCTCAAGTTGCCAACTGGGCTGGTAACACCAGTGAGATTATTTTTAAACACTATTGCAATAGCACAAAAGAATACGAGATGCCTGAGCTTTGACTGGCCTACATGCTACAATTACCAAAGATGCTTTATCGTTATGGCTATCGATTACACTTGGAAAATCGCCCAATTAGAACGCGAAACGAAAGATGGTTTTGTTTTTACGGCTCACTGGACCATTAATGCCCTAGAAATTGAAGAAGACAAGCAATATTCAGCCAGTGCTTATGGTTCAATTGGTTTTCAACGTCCTGAGAATTTAATTCCTTTTGAAGAATTAGATGAAGAATTAGTTATAAGCTGGGTAAAAGAATCCATGGGAGAAGAGCAAGTAGAAAGCATAGAAGCAGCTATGAATGGGCAGATTGCCGAACAAAAAGCTCCTACCAAAGCACAAGGACTGCCCTGGAGTCAAAACAGCGACTAAGATAGGCATTGATTCATTGTTTTATCATGGCTTGCAAAAAAAGTGCGCTAGTGACTGCCATCAATTCTTATGTGGCTGCTCGTTTAACTAACGATAGTCCTTTGATCAATGCTGCAGCAGGCATATTACAACCATTGCTTGATTCCATTGAATATGCCCCTGAAGAAGATGAAACCACTGGTGTCGATGATAAGACAGAAAGCTGATGGGAGTTAAATCAAAAGGAGGAAACGCAGCTCTCAAGCGCGAGCATGATCCTGGCGCTCCCAAGACTACTTCTATTGGGCAAGGCAAACATTCACGTCCAAGGCGAAAAGGTAAGAAACCAATGAGAGGGCAAGGTACGAGATAAAACAATTAAAATGAATAAAACAAATAAAAGCTATCATGGCTCAAAACATAGTTAACGGCGAGCAGTATGAAGCCTTTTTAATTAAAGGCGACATTGATGGCAGTGCAGTAAATATAGAAGGAGAGGTAAATATAAATAAATTACAAGGTAAATCTGCATTTGCCATAACCCCTAATGATGGAACAGATTTAACGTCCATTACTACGGGTGTATATGTAGGGTTTACTGGTAATATAAGTCTTATCTGTTCTGGTGATACAAACCCAGTCACTTTATTCAATGTGCCAGGTGGTAGTTTTTTACCATTGCAAGTAAAAAGAATTAGATCTTCTTCCACCACTGCTTCTGGTTTAGTGGGGATTTTGTAATGATTTTTACCATCGCTCTTGCTTTTCATAATGCGCTTAATCGTGGCATTACACGTCTTTATTTACTGATGGAAGATGGCTTATATTTAGAATTAGAAAATGGTCAAATGATTGAATTAGAAGCATAAAACCATTACAATGATATTTGCCATGGAAAATTAAGATGGGACAAGTTATTCGCAGTGGTGAGCAATTTGAAACCAGCATTCAAGCTGATCATCGCGGGCAATTACTTCAACAAGGCCCTGATAGTGGCGCATTAGATGCTTTTGGCAGGCAGCGCTTTAGCCAACCATTTACATTATTTGATTCCATGTTGCGTTTTACGAAACGCACTGATTTATGGAATGAATCAACAGTAAGCAGCGGCACTACTAATTTTTTAACAAATGAAAGTTCATTAGAACTCAAAACAACAGTAGCATCAGGCGACACTGTATTACGTCGCTCACGTAGATATTTCCCATATCAACCAGGCAAATCTCTGATGATGATGGCTAGCTTTGCTGGCAATCAACCATTGGCTGGTTTAGTGCAAGAAGTGGGATATTTTGATGATAATAATGGCATTATGCTACGAGCTAATGGTACCACTATACAGTTTGTAATTAGAAGCAAAGCATCTGGTTCTGTTGTAGAAAATATTATTAATCAATCATCATGGAATATTGATACGTTTACAGGCTTAGATTTTAGTAAAGTTAATATTTTAATGATTGATTTAGAATGGTTAGGAGTGGGGCGAGTTCGTTGTGGTTTTGTAGTCGATGGTGAAATCCGTTATTGTCATGAATTTAATCATGCAAATAATATTAATAGTGTTTACATGACATCAGCAATATTACCAGTTTCATATCGCATCCATAATTCTTCCGCCATTGCTTCTGCCGCCACCTTAAAGCAAATTTGCACCAGCGTTATAAGCGAAGGCGGCTATCAGCCTTCTGGCCCTATTTATATTGTAGGAAGAGGAGCCTCGTCATTTACTGCTATTTCTTCTGAAACAATGGTGGCTGCTATTCGTATGGCTAGTGGTCGCACTGATAATATAATTTTACCAGCTCAAGTTGATGTAAGTATTGGTGGTAATTTATCAGCTAATGCTGTAGCACAATGGCGTTTACGCTTAAATCCAACCGTTAGTGGCGAATGGTTAAATGCAGATAATGGCAGAGGTAATGTGCAGGTAATGGCGAGCGGCACATTCTCTGGTGGCACTGTTGTAGGCGCTGGTCTTACTGCCGCTCGTACTGCTGTTGAATTTACACCTGATAGTGGACTGGCATTATCGTTAGGACAAACTATTGACAACACTAGCGACATATTAATTTTAACTTTACAATGCAGCTCTTCTCAAAATGCTACCGGCTTGCTGGGATGGAGGGAATTGGTGTAAGATATAGCATCATATTTCATTGCCATGGACGATCATCACAAAACACCGTCAAATGATAGTCAATCTGTAGCTAAATGGATAAATTCTCCTGAATTAAAACAATTGCGTAAAGCATGGTTGCAAAACGAAATGCTAGAAAAAGCTCAAGATGATGCCTGGTGGGATAGCTTAAATAATGATGCTAAAAGTCAAGCATTTAGACAAATCACAAAGCTCATACATAAAGCAGATGTACAAGATCGAGGCTCATATCGTCATGCCATGTATGATATTTTTGGCCTTGGATATTGCGATGGACTGACATATTATATGCAATTGCATAATCTTATCCATCAAGGTCTTGAAGTGGAACAGAAACTTTGCAAGAAGGATGATACTGATGAACGCAATGATGGTACATGCGGCTTGCCATAGTCATTCCTAAGGAAAACATTATTAAGCCAACAATAATTTCCATAAAAACAAAATATCTTTTTTTAGTTTAAGCCATCTAAAGTCCAAGTGATGCGCAATTCACCACCCAAAGCCTTTACATCATCGCTAGCGCTATCAGGAGCCTCGTGAACAATCATCACGGAGGGAACAATGGCATTGGGCATGGGCGTGATTTCAGCAGCAGGGAACAGCTCCTGAGCCTTCTCTGCAAGCTTCGTTGCAATTACAGCCCGTTCTTCTTTTTCCCATTGCTTGACTAAAACTACGACTTGCTCATCTACCTTTTTTATTGTTTGCTCAGTTTTCCATTGAGCCCAATCGGCCTTGCACCAAGCCAATAAAGCTTTCACCCATGGATTAAAAGCAAGCTTAGGCCATTTGCGAATAGCAAATAAAGCTAGCTCATAACATAAAGCATTAAATGGAATATTTTTGCTCATATTTCTTGATAAACACTAACAAATATTGTTCCAGTTTTTGCTAATGGTATAATTTTATCACGAAGGTCAATATTTTTACAACGTACACATCCATGCGTAGGGAATAATTGCTGAGTTGGTGCCCAAGCACCAGGCCATCCGCAAGCACTGCCGCCGCCATGAATCATAATTCCAGCCCTGCCATTACCAGCTTCTTGATTCTCTAGTTCTACCATGTCTAAACTATACCAGCCATAACTCATTAAAGTGCGATCATACGCAGGATTATCTCCCACTTGTTCATAATCGCGATAAATAGCACCAATGCGATAAAGGCCAGGAGGGGTATCAGAATTAGTAAGCTTCCATTCTTTGTCTGAATATTGCCCACGAGCTAAACAAGGTATTGTCCATAAAAGTTTTCCATTAAAGGAAAAAGCTTTCATGGTTTCTGATAAATCGTTAACAATTAAATGATGATCACCAATTTTAAAACCAAAATCTTGAGGGCGTTTTTGGGGTCCGATAACAGTCATAGTTTTAGGCTCAATAAAAGTAGCAGTTTCAGGAGCATATTCTTTCATTAATTTCGATAGCTTTACCGGATAGTCAGGATCAGTAGCATAGCCTTGTTCTTTTAACATACGAGCAGCAGAATAACGATTAGCTGCTCTATTTATTCCTTTATACGATTGCCAATCTTTATACCAATGCTTAACTAAATAATCAATTGCAGCAGCTAAGCTAGGGAAATCAATAAAGCCATCTTGAATTGTCACCCATTGACCATCGTACCATTCTTGCGTGGTACGTTTTGTTCCATGTCCTTTAAGGCCAAATGGATTATTTGCACCAGAAAAGTGCTTCCCAAAGTTACTTTCTACTGCCCATTGAGCTGCTACTAAGTCAGGAAATTTAGCCCCTACTTTTTGAGAGTAGAGGCTAACGCCTTGCCAGGTATTAGCAACAATAGTCACTTGCTAGCGCGAAAGAAAGTTTTAAGCATATCCATGATCAATTGCAAAATATTGTTGCTTCTCCAAGGGGAATTGTCAAGAATTTGGTCTGCAGCAGCAACGATGATGCCACCAATAATAAACCATTGAATTGGTTCCATGAGAATAAAAGCGTTTAAATAAAGTTTAGCGCTTTATTTCCAAAAAGCGCACACGCTCTTCTAGGTGCTTCATGCTTTCAGTTAAGACATCAAGCTTTTCCGTGATATTGTCCACTTGAGTGGTGATTTTGACTTGCTGATGTCCTACACTCATCATCATACCGCCAGTGGCAAGAAGCATACCGGCAGTTAGCACCACTGCAAAATCCGCAAGTTTTGCCTGCCAGTCTTTCATGATAATGAATCAATCCTTTTATTCATTCTACAACTTCCACTATCAATTAAATTAGGCTTTAAGCTTAAAACAAGCCAATCAAATATCACCATGGGGATAAGCAATGGGCCTGAAGAACTTCTCCATTCGCTTTCTGAATTACGTCCCGGTGATGCAAAACGTCGATATCGAAAGAGTATTTTTGAAGACTTTCCAACAAGAGGACCATTAGGACATTGTGCTTGCGCTTATTGCGGGAAATGGACTGAAAAACTAACTATTGATCACATCATACCAAAAAGTAAAGGGGGACCACATTTTTCAAGATGGAATAATTCTCCTTGTTGTTTAGCCTGTAATTCAAGTAAAGGCAATTTACTATTATTTGAATGGTGGCGTCCTCAGCGTTTTTGGTCACAATCTCGCGAGGAAGTATTAATGAGTTGGATTTATAATAATAGTTTTATTAGTGCTCATACTGATTTATCAGACTGGGAAGCTTGGTGTGAAGCGACACAACGAGCATTGCCATTACATAAAAAGGAGATGCCAATCATTCCATTTCTAATGGGAAGATGCCAAATGGTTTAACTAAGATAAGCGTTCTGATGGACCATAACGTTGCACCATATGCATATCAGAATCAATGGGAGTATTCAAAACAGTATTTGCAGCTTCCTCAATTGATTTCCTGAAAATATCTTCACGATCAAGATAAGCTAATAATTGTTCCAAATACCATTGACACTTCAATAAATCTTCTTTGCCATTTTTGTTTTCGTAACGATATAAATATTTAATGCAATTACCTTTAAGGAATCCTTTGAATCCTGCTGGTGTCATAGAAGCTTCAATTGATTCTATACATTCAATGCGGCCAGAAGTGTAATGCGAAGGATTGATAGGATTAGACATGATTAAAATTGATAATTGTTTTCAGCAAAAGCATCAAATGCTTCAGGGGCAACTTGATGACCAAGCGTTAATAAAGCTTCAGCATAAAGCTGAATTTCACCTTGAGCACCATGACTTTTTCGTAATGAAATGAAGTGGAATAGTGCATGTAAACTACATGTCCAAATGAAGCTTGTATATAGCGCAGCAGGCAAAATTGCTCTAGCCTGCTCTTTGCTCACACCAACTAATAATAAGGTTTCATAAGCTTGCTTAGACGCCTCTAGAGCGACGATATATTGCCTTAAGGCCAACAATTGGCTTTCGCTATCTAACGGGCCTGCAGAAGTTTGGCGATTACTTTCGTTTTGCTTAACAAATTCCCATGGCACATAAAACTCAGCTTCTTTTGCTGTGCAATAACGAAAGCTTTTTTCATTCCAGCCAAGTTGATCATCAACATAAGTAGATGCCACTGTATGTTTCCACCATTGCCTTGCAACAAACAATGGTGCTTTAATTGCCCATTTAAATACCACCCCTCTAAAAGGAGAAGTATGGTGATGTTTTGCAAGATAACGTAAAAGTTTACCGTCACGTTCTGTCCAGGTGATACTTTCAGAATCAAAAGATTGCCTAGCATCATTAACTACAGACAAGCTATTCCCCATTGAATCAACTAAACACAAAGAACTTTTACCATCATTAAGAGGATCAAGTGAAGATTTATGAACGATCATTTTGGAATGCAAGAAATGGGGCGAATGCGTTGCATTGCAACTATATCAGAAATCAAGCCTTGCTCTTCATCCCATTTGATAATTGCTGCTTTTCTTCCATTGTTTCCTGTCGTCAATCCTGCAAATAATCCATATATTGAAGTGGGAACTGGGCCAGCAGCCGTATAAGCAATTAGCACCACTCGTTCCCCTATGGTCCATTCATAGCCTTTAGGAAGCCTGGTGAGAGCATAGCGGCGGGAAACCGGATGCATAATTTCGGCTTTTTCACCATTCTCCATGGCCTTTGCAAAGCACTTGCGCCGATCGTTTAGCTGTAGCCTAGTAACGAAAGAAAAGCATTTTGCCATGGCTTCATACTGTATCCCAATTGAAATGAATTACAATGGGCGGAAATATATTGCCACCATGGGACCATTTGAACATTCTGCGGAACGTGAATTTGCTTTAACAGTAAATAAACGCGCAATTGATAATTGTTCAGACATAAACCAACTCAAACCTGTAGCCTTAAATTTATTACAAGGATGGTGTTCAATGCAAACAGCTTTTCAAAGCCTAATGTTAGAAAATATTAAACTTCGTCAAGCTTTAGATGTTCGAGATAAAGATTTAAAAGCTGCTGAAGAACTAATGATTCAAGCTGGTAATACTATCGAGCAGATGCAATGTGAGCGGCAATCAATGAAAGCCATGAAGCTTCCTTGGCCATTTGGCTAGTTAAGAGGAAGATCGTCCAGTTGCTTGTATATGCGAGATTGTATTTGCAACAATCACGCTCATAACCGCTACCAGTGACATGACGGCCACGAATGTAAATGCCACCTTGGATTTCGATGCCAGTGCAACTGTCGGAGTGAGCAAAGTCAAGACGATACCTTTTTGAACGTTTACTTTTGGAATAGCGCTTTTGATAATCAACTTCCCATGCTGGAATATCAGAAAATTCTCTTTCAAGAATTAAATTAGGAAACTGAGATTGCCAAAGACTAAGGAATTGATCTTCAATAGCGCTCAATGGTTAAACTGCAGCGAATTGTACTCTAGACGATTGTTTCTGGTAAATGCCTTCATATGGCTTGCTGGTTTCATCAATACCAAAAAGCACCAGTTGTGCAATACCTTCATTTGCATAAATACGAATGGGAGTTTTTGTTGGATTTATTAGACACATCGTTAAATGACCAGTCCACCCAGGTTCAATGGGAAGAATATTAGCAATAAGACCACAACGACCATAAGTAGATTTACCTTCGCATAAAGCGAATACATTATTGGGCATTGATATTAATTCAAGACTTGTACCTAATGCATAAGTATTAGGAGGAAGAATAAAGTAACATGAGCCATCTTCTTGCTCTTGTAAAATTGCATCAGCAACACTAGCTTTGTAATTTTTAGGATCAACTATAGAACCATCAAAAAAATTTTCTGAAGGTTCATGAACTAAAAATTCAACAGAAGACAATCTAATGTCATAACCTGCTTGTGATAAACCATAAGAAATTGCTTTTGTACCATTATCAAGTGTACGTCGTTTTTCACTAATAAATGGCAAGAAAATATCGTTTTCAGCTAACTGAATGATTTGTTTGTCATTAAGCAGGGTCATGATGATGAAGAAGAAAAACGACTAAAAGCACTACCAATAAGCCAAGCCAAAATGGTGACAGGCCAAAAGGGCAAAGACGGCCAGATGGCGGTCAATGCCCAAGCAGCTAAACAAGCTACTGCCAAATTTAAGGCAACATAAAGAATGACAGCCAAGATAATGACAGAAGCTTTCATGGTTTAGAAGACGTCGTTGGTTTCAACGTCATTTTGCCACACACTAGCATAGCCTTTAGGGCCATCTTTATCACCTTTGACTTTAACGCTGCCCGTCAAGTTAGGTGCCTTGTCAGAAGTGCGCTTTTCATTTACCCATACGGCCATATCAAGCGAATAGTTACCACGTTCATTGGGACCAGCTTTCTTCAATGCGTTAAGCACTTCAGGAGTTAAGTCGATTGCAGCGGTGATTGGGGGCCTGTTGGCCATGGTGTTTCTCCGTGGGAGTGTTGGTGATGCCCTGTTGGGCTTGCTTATCTTACCCCTTATCCATCGTTAAAGCAAATGCTTTTCCGCCTGGATAGAACTGATTGAAGTATCTCTTAATAGTGTCTTGCATGACGGCTTGCTGTTGCACCAGTTCAAAGCCATCCATCTGCAATATTTGTAGTTCTGCTTCGCATTCAGGTGCTTCGGGGTCATATACGCTGATCACGCAATAGGCGGCTTCAACATCGATGCCATACATTTGCTCTGCTGCCATTGAATAAGCGCCGAGTTGTTTTTTATAATCCGCTAGTTGATAATCAGGCTTCACCTTGTAACTGGTTTTCCAATCCATTAGCGCAATAGCACCATCAGCCATAAGTGCTAATTGATCTAACGTTCCTGAATAGCCAATACCTTCATCTCCGCCCCACCAAGCCACTGCACTTTCAGCTAATAATGGCTTATCAATTAGCTCCAGAAAGGGTTCAATGGCATTGAAATATGGCTGCCATTCTGCTTTATGTTCTAAATGATATTCAATGTCTTCACCATTGAATAAATCTTCTATTACGCCATGCATCCAAGTGCCGCGATCAGCAGCAAGCCTCGTGCGACGATTTGCCTCTTCATCTCCCACTCGTTTACGCCAGTTAATTAGGGCCATGATCTTACTAACTGGTGCCATGGAAGATAGTACAGTGGTAACAGAAGGCAGAAGCATTCCTTCTGGAATATTTGGGAACTGGCTACAGGTGTAATGGCGTTTACCATTAAGCGAGATCCGACTGGGTTCGTAACGGGCAAGTTGATGATTTTTCATTCGCTAAATTTCAGCTCTTGTCATAATGCCTCACTGAATAAAGAACCATTTTCATCAAGAGAATAAGTGCCAGCGAAGGCTCGCGCAAAGCGAGCCACCACTAGATCTATTTCTTTCCCTGCACAAAAACTTCCACCTCCTTTAATGCTTGTTCCGTTGACACTTCACAAGCTTTCCTTAAAGTATCTAGCTCGCTAGTCATTTGAGCTTTAGTTAATTTCAATCCTTCCTCTTTAATCCATGCCGTGACCATGGTGGTTACTACATTGGCAAACATTGCCGCATCTTTAATGTCATCACCTTTAGAAAGGCCAAGGGCTTCCAACGCTGTTTTACCAGCAATCATGCTCCTGCGTTCTTCTCCATAGCCGAGGGGATTGGCTTTACAGAAGCTAAGAAGTGCTTCCTTGCCGTTAAATTCACTACCACTGGCGGCAGGAATCCCTGTTGCTCCAGGAACAGCAGCATGCTCTGCAACTGGCGATGCTTTCGTGCTTGCCCTCGCAGCAGACTTCGTTGCTTCCTGTTGGAGCGGGAGTTTAGTAGGTTCCGTTTCATCACTTTTAGGGATGTCTTCACCAGAATAAAGCTTGAGCCCTAAACCAGTAAAAGTTGCAATACATTTAACACTTGCTCGTTGGATATTATCGCTTACTTGACGAGCATCAAGTTCTTTCACTGCATTATGTTTATTATCCATAATGGGAAATACTAATGATGGAGTGCGACGACATCCATCAGTTAAATATGGGCGTAATAACCAGCAGCCAATCTGACCAAATACTGGCCATCCCATTGTACTTTCTTCAAATGCTACAAATAGTGTTGGGAATTGTTCTTTTAAATAACGAAAAGCAAAAGGCCATGATAAATAAGAAAGGCCCTTATAGTTCTTCTCAACATGTTCGCCAATAGCAAGTTCATAAGCTTTAGTAAAAGCTTCAGGCGAAATTTCTAACGGAGAAAAAACGCCATTCATTCTATCAGACATAAAAGCAGCAGCAGGTGATTGCATGAATTTAGGATCGTAGAGGAAATAAGAAGAAGAAGGAAAAGAATTAGTCATTCGTAGCAATTATTACAAAGGTCGTAAAATAAAATAACTTTTGATGGTATTTCAGTTTCCTGAGTTACCATACTGTTACCAGGGAGGGGCCAATGGGGGCAAACTCTCACGTCAGAAATGGTTTCGACGTGTTCCCAGTCAAATCCTTCCGTTAGAGCATTTGGCTCAAACGAAAGCAAAACTTCAGTGTCTTCAGACACCGTTTGAGTGGCGGCAGTCAGAGCTGTAATCAATTCGTGGATTGTCATGGCAGGCAAGGGGATGGAAGGGAGTGATCAATAATTAATGGCCAAACGCTATTTGACAGCGTGGCATTGCCCTCAAAAACAGGGCATGAACGAATGAGTCGTTCCAGGGCTTCAGAACGAGACAAATCACCATCTCGTGCAATTGCAGTGAGGTGATTGTATGCCTGATCTGACAAGGTGAAATGGCGGCGATGCTTACCACCGTCATAGGGGCTTTTCGGCATGATTATTGCAAAGGTCATGCCCACAATACCGCTTCAGCAAGCCCCTGCCACCATTTCTTTCATAAGGATTGCTTATGGCCACAAGACCTTGCAAGCCGCTGATATTGCTGTAATGATGGTAAATGCAATTCCTTGCGCTGCGCTAATGGCCTTTTCGATTCTTGATTTTTTAGACCAGTTGACTCGCAGTTCAGAGGATAAAAGCAAATTTATCTGTCCGGCCTGTGGTGGTAATAATTTTTCGATAAATAAAACCAATGGTGCTTATTCTTGTTTTAATGATCCAAGTCCAGCTCATCGAGCAGAAATCCGCGATAAATTAGCTCCAATGGTGCGATGGGAAAAGCCTCCTCGAAGTGCAAAATCATATTCATTTCCTTATTTCGATAAAACGGGCACTGAAGTGGTGGTAGTGCATCGTGATGATACCAGCGGCACTAAACGCATTTGGCAAAATTTTCCAACCATTGATACTACTGTCCCTAGCCATAAATTGCAATTACAACAAATAAAAGCTGGGATATTACCTTATAAATATAATGAAGCAATTGAATTTAGTAAAGAAAGTGGACTGCCAATAATAATTGTAGAAGGTGAACTTACGTGTGATGCAGTATGGTCTATTGGTTTACCATCAGTTACTTTTCTTGGTGGCAGCAAGCAATATCGTACTAATGGTGATTATTCACAATTATTTAAACAACATAAATTAGTACTAGCACCTGATCGTGATGAACAAGGTGTGGCATTTATGCGTGAAATTGAAACTGATAATCCTGGTGCTCAATGGTTATATGCAGATCCAAAATCATGGGAATGGCGTAATCTTCCTAGTGGCAATGGGTTAGATCTAGCTGATTACATTGCAGAAGGTGCTAGTAAAGATGATTTATTAGCTTCAATTACAACTAGCCGTCATAAAGGGCAAGACGGTAAACCATCTTATGAAGAAATTCTTACCACCATTGAAAATTTTATTGGGCTTTATGCTAATGATGCTCGTACTGTTTATGAATTTACATCATGGTTAGAGCAACGTGGCATAAAGATGAGTCAACAGAATATTGATAAAATTATTGAAGATGCCAAATATCGTATTTATGGCCGTGAAGAAATTGAAACAATTGATGCTCTTACTATTGCAAATTCTGAGGAATGTAGGGAATGGTTAATTGCAGGTATTATGCCACTAGGAAGTGTAATGTTATTAGCTGCATCAGGTGGTACAGGTAAATCAACTTTAATTTATAATTGGGCTTTAAATGTTGCATTAGGACAAGAGTGGAGTGGTAGAAGATGTATGAAAGGAAAAAGTTTGATTATTCAATCAGATGAACCATTAGTTGATACCAGTGAAAAATTAAACATTATTGGTTATAAGGAAGCAGGATTAAAGGAAAATACTATTGCCTTTTGGGAAAATTGGCGTTTTGGCCATATAAATCAATTAGAAGAATATGTGCAAAAACATCGCCCTTTATTTATTGCCATTGATTCATTAACGGCTTGTTTAGCAGGCATGGAAGTTGATTTGGTGCGCAGCAATGCAGGGGATGTTATTTATGGCCTTCGTGATATTGCAAATAAATATAAAACTAGCATTTGTATTTTGCACCATTTAAATAAGAATGGTGGTACCAGGGATTCAAGCAGTTTTGTTGATAATGTAAGTGAAGTGGTGAAACTTACTCGTCCTGATAATTGTCCTGATACGAACCAGTTTCATTTTGAATGGACAAAAAGCAGAAGCGGCCTCACTGGAAAGCATTTGCTACAACGTGATTCATTAAATTATGGTTGGCATTATGCGGGGCCATTGAGTGGTTCCCTAAAAGAGCTAGAGCAATGTGTTGGTGCTGTTAAACGTCGTAAGAAAGAGCGGTTCACTAGACTTGAGGTGTCGATGCTGGCAGGTGTAGAGCTATCTGTCGCAGGTAAGATGCTGGAAGTTGCTCGTCGTCAGGGATTGATTACCAGTACGCTGCAAACTGGTCCTAATGGAGAAAAGACGAGGCTCTATCATTCGTGGGATTATGTGGCAGAAGAATGGACTGGCCCTGATATAGAAGAGGAAGAAGAGAAGGAAGAGGAGCGGATGGTAGAAATGGAAGAGTTCTTTTAAATAGTGAGATAAAACAATTCACGAAGGCCCTTTGGGGCCTTTTTTAATGGAAACAATTGCGATTATAATTTATTAACCATTGCATTTTTTCCATGGTAATCATCAATCAACCAGCTCCAGCCCCCCTTGATCCACCAGCAGCTCCCCTGGCGGAAGCCCCCCTAGATATGCCAGCAGCCCCCCTCGATATGCCTTTCACTGTAATTTTGCCTGATGATGCTGAAGAAGAGGAAGAAGAGGAAGAAGACGATTATCCAATTGCTTAACTGGCACAATTAAGCTTGGTGGGGGGGAGTAGAATCGTCCCGAAGACTTTCAAATCGCTTCTACGCGCCTGGGAAGTCTGAAATCTCTTGTCCTGCGGCGCTTTTAGCTAAGCGGGTCAATGGGAAAAGCAAAAGTTTTAGCCCTTTCGCTTAGCACCGTACGAGCAGGTAGACCCCCAAGGTCGTCATTCATAAGGTGCTTTAAATTTCTTTCGCTTTCATTGTTGCCTTTAATGGTTTTATGGTAAGCTAATGATGTTTATTGCACCTTGTTATGCCTTTTCGTCCTATTTCTCCTGAAGTGCTTCCTTCATTGGAACATAAGGGATTAGAGGTGACTGTATTAAATCATCATGGCTATTCAATGCCTGATCGTGGTGCAGCTCCTAAAAGCAGAATGCTATATGGAGCAAGAGATAAAAAAGGCGAGCGCCATTGGCGCTCAAGCCTAGAAGAAATCATTCAATTGATTGATCGCAACTTTGCACCCTCGCCATTGTCTAATCATGACCGTTAATAATATGGATTTAAATGAACCAATGGAAGAACTAATGGAAAAATTAAAAAATATTAAATTGCAGCAAAAAGTACTTAACGAATCTGAAGCATTATGCAAAGAAGAAATACAACAATTTATGCAACAAAATGGCATTGAAAAAGAAACAACAATTCATGGTTCAGTGCGACTACAACAACGCGCCAATAAGCAATATGATAATAACATTCAACATATGGAACAAGAACTAAAAGAAGCTAAAAAATTAGCTGATGATTTAGGTGATTATCAAATTTTAAATTATAAAGAAAGCCTAGTATATTTGCCTCCCAAAGAAGAACAATTCTTTTAACCATGCCAACTCCCCTTATTAATTTTCCTGATGAGCAATCTGAATTGCGTCATGGTTTAAAGGTATTAGTAGATTCTGGTTTAACTTTTGAACAGGTGGAAAAGATTAGAGAAAAGATTGGTTATGGCCCCGGTAAAATTCCATATACAAAAGAAACCACTGGTTTAAGACGTTATATGGTGCAAGAATTATTATCAGCTAACTTAAGCAATTCACAAATAGCAAGAATATTAAAACTCAGCAAAGAAACAGTTAATGCTGATAGACAACAAAACAGAAGTCTATGGACTGAAAGTATATTAAAAAGCCAAGATTGTCATCGCGCTAGATTATTAAATGAAGCGATGGAATTAAAAGAACAAGCATTATTACAATTTGAAGCTAGTAAAAAACGAACAGTTACAACAGTTTCAGAAAGGGGAGAGATGATTACCGTCACAGAATCTGCAGGGGAGTCATCATTCCTTACTGTTGCAAAGAATTGCTTAGAACAACAAGCAAAAGTATTAGGTTTATATGAAATTAAACCACAAGGTGAAGAAAAGAAAAGTTATAAAAATTTCTTAGATGATATTGCTAAAACCATTGGTGATGTAAAAGAAAAAGAAGAAAAAGCACAAGCTATTGATGCAACTTTTACTATAGCTGAAAATGATGAACCAACTGAACCACCATCGGCACTGGCAACTATAAGAATATAAAATAATCATGGAACTGTTGACAATTGCGCTAATATCCGCCATGCTGGTATTGCGTTTCTTACTGCTCCATGAATTTTTCTTCAGTGGACGATTTCCTTCGTCAGGCCAAGTCAGTAAAAGAGGAGACGATTGCTTCCATTGATGACAATCTAACTCCTTTTTTTGAAGATACAGGGTTGATTGGAGTGCCGCCTATATTAGCTGATTCCATTGCCACTTTAGTAAAAACATATGGTGATGAAACATATCGACAAATTGCTTTATTTGCTATTAATCAATGGCATAGTTATCATTCTAATGTTTTACGTAAACAAATTAATAATGATTGTATTCAAGAGGGTTTAGCTATTATGAATGATTTAAGTTGCCTTAGCACAATATTACAATTATTGCAACAAACATGTAGCTTTTCTGGTGATGAGCAATGGTTCAAAATGATAAAAACTAAAATTACTCATGCCATGTTAGAAAAACTTGAAGAGGATAATATTTCTCTTGAAGATTACCTGGAGCAAAGCAAATGATAATAGGAAATATGATGGATGTTTTTACCATTGTTCTTACTAATGGTGATCAGTTTTCTTTTATTGCAAGAGATAAAATAATGGCAATGCAATTAGCAATGGAATTAAATGTAAGTCAAGCAGTTGTAAATATTTATCAATTACAGGAGCCGGATCATGTCTAACTCTATTACCATTGATCCTAATACTTTACCACCATCGGTGTTATTGTATATGCCACCATTATTAAAAGCAAAGGCAAAAGCAATTGCTGCTCAAGAACCATTAGTACATCCAGTGTGGCGTAAATTTGAAGAACGTGGTAATCATTTTGTGGTGCGTACTAATGATTTAAAAGATATTGAAGAAGTGGCTGATTGGGCTAAAAGTTGGTTGATGGAACCAGAAGAACAATTAAGCAAAAGAATGCGGCAAGCATTTCAATCTGTAGTAGATCGCACATGTCGTCATGTATTCTTTCGGCAAGTAGGTAAATATCATGTTATTGCAGAAGGCTGGAAATAATAAGTTTTACTAATCATAAATGGATGTAAATGGGCTTGACAATGGCAATAGGAATGGTGATGATGACGGAGCCTTCACGCAATCCCCATGGTTCCCACAATCCAAACTGAACACGACGGCAGCATCTCTGCTTTCACTTCTAACGACAAATTAGTAATGAACTATGGCCGTCCCATAGTAAATTGCTACCTAGAAATCAAACAATTGCACGACAGCATTACAACATTAGAAGAGTTGCTTTCTGATGTTGAACTGTGTCATAAAATCACCATTATGGAACTGCTTGCTGTTTTGAAAACTGCTTCTCAAAAGCACGAGCTAGAACATGATGAAATTACAGCCGCTCCTACTGCTGATGATCAGCTTGCTTATTTAGTGGCTTATGCTGCTGCAATTGGCATTTAATTAAAACTATTTAATTTCATGCAAAAAGAAGGGGCCTTACGGCCCCTTTCTTTCTATTGGCCTCCGATAGCTTAGCTCCTGAACACAGGGACAGGAAGCCTTACAGGCTAACCATGAGCGCCCGGCATCCCTTACGGGGTAGCCCTTCCTGTCAAAACCGTCCAGCCTTACGGGGAGGACCGACCAACAAAAGAATCATAACATCAATACCACTAAAACGCAACCCTTTCATTTGTGGTACCATGAAGGTTGCTGCTGGGAGACCTGCAGCCCTTGCTATTTATTCTCCAAAACAGTGCTTAAATCATTTTTTCTTTCTGCTTCCATTGCCCTTGGTGCTTTTGCGCCTAATGCAGTGGAGGCTGCTTCAATGTGTTCTCATGCCAGCTTCTATGGCCATGGTGATGGCTATGCCTGGCAAACAATGGCTAATGGTCAGACGATGAATCCGCAAGCCCTTACTACGGCCCATCGCTACTTACCATTTGGCACCAGGCTTCTAGTGAGCAATTCAAACAATGGTAAAAACGTTGTCGTAACAGTTACAGACAGGGGACCATTTATTGCTGGTCGAGAGCTTGATCTTAGTTATGGGGCATTTAATAGAATTGCGAACCCTGGCCAAGGTGTGGCGAGGGTGTGTTGGTCTAAGGCATAATATTGAGGTGTGAGGTATTGGCGGGCTTAGGCCCGCTTTTTTATTTCTTTGGATTGAGATCCAGCCAGCTTTGTAAAGAAAAATCACAAACTCCTTGCCAGATCCGGCTCGTCTCGTAATATGCAATTGCCTTCCTACTGAAACCATGCACGTTCCTTCCATTCGCACCTCCATCGTCCTATTAGGTGCTGCCGCTGGCTTGATTGGCCTGGCCCTAATCGTGCCGGAGCCCCCAGTACATGATCTCCCTGGTCTGGCCGCCTGTCAACTGCTCCACCCTGATCGCTACTGCCGCCTCACCTATGCCCCTAGTACAATTACACCATAAGCAAAGCTGATCGTTTAAGCCGTTGTTTTTCTGCCCTCCATGGGCAATAATTAATTCACTACCACCACGGGCGCGAGCCCACCACCATCCAACCATGGACAAAACCACTCTCATCAAAAACTTCATCCATGATGCTGGCAGCAGCATTATCAGCGTGAGCTTCATTAAGCAAAATGGCGAGCAGCGCTCACTACAATTTAATCCGCTGGATGCACAGGAAATTAAGGGCACCGGCTATGCATTAAAAAATCCTGCCATCATTCGCTGTCGTGATTTCACCATCGCTAAAAACAATGGTGCAGGGGCATGGAGGTCATTTGATTGTGAGCGTGTGGTGAGCATTAAAGCCAGGGGCAACGTTTTGGAGTTTCAGCCATGAGCACAGCAGTTGCTACCAAACCAGATGCAGAATTTTCGCTATGGGGCCGCGATCCTGCTGGCACATGGCACTGGTTTGGTAATGGTTCCCGCCAGGAACTAGAGTTAAAAGCCAAAGGTTTGAAATTTTTATTTACCAATCGATTATGGGAGGTGGTGCCTGGCACTGATCCACCGCATTAATTGTTTCAATTAGTAACGCTAATCAGCCAGGGGTGGCTTCCTGGCTTTTTTAGTGCAATAATTTAGGGACGGAGGCGAGAGCTTCCACCCACCAACACGAAAACCATGGCCAACACCATTGGAACCATTCGTCGATTCACTGCGAACGACAACGAAGCGCTCACCACTGCGGCCCTACGATTCGCCAATCGTCATCTCGCAACTGAGGCCGACAGTGACTATACGTGGCATGAATTGCAGCTCCTCGACGATTCGAGGCTGCGTCGGTTGTGGCAGGCATGTCTATGTAGAGCCCTCCGTGTGCCTGTCTCGGCTGATATCACCGTTGCGCATGGCTACGTTGCCTATCACGTCCGCTAATCCTCACTCACCATTCACCATCACCACCACTGTCATGCACCATCCCTCGTACGAAGCCCGCTTAGAGGCCGACCGTCGAGCCCAGCATTCTGGCTATGGCATCAAGAAGTTTCATTGCGCCGATGGCACCATCCGGTGGGAAGCTTATGGCTGGGAGCGCCTCACTGAGCTGACCACACATACTACGTCCTACGGCTTATTTGATCACCAGTGGGAAGCCGAGCAGTATTTCAACAACATCATCAATGGCTGATCATGAAATACATTTCTCGCGACGAATTACTGGCAGTGGGAGCCTCTCTCACCTGGGCTGATGCCCATGTATTCACTGGCAAACTTTATGACCAAGCTTTTCAACAACGTCGCCTCGGTGGCTCTTCCTCGGAAGGCTTTGCTTCTGGGGAGTTCAATGGAAAGGCTGTGAAATGCTCGATTGTGCCTCGCTGCATGGGCGGCGGGCGCTGGAGCAGCACCACCATTTGGACAGTGAACGGCAGGCGCGTAACGCAGAAAAAGCTCATTGATGCCGTTTGTAAAGCTTTGTGACAAACGGGGGCTTCGGCCTCTAATGGCTGTATTGTTCTTTTGTTCGGCAGCGATGCCCTTTTCTTTTTCCCATGGCAACCATCCCCACTATTCATCTCAACGGCACCGGCTTCACCGATCTGCGCGACGGCTACGCTGCCGCCTGCGATGCCATCGACAAGGCCATTGATGCCCTGGCCAAGGCGGAGTCAAATGGTCGGGATTTTTATCCACAAGGTCCAGATGCTTTTTACCAGCATCGCCAAGAAAGGCAAGCTGCTTTTGACAATCTTTGTGCTGCCCATGCTTACGTGGGCGAGATGCTCATTGGCATTTGCGATCAGCAGCGCTGATTGTAAAGATAAGCAACAGTGATTGTTCAGGGGCTGTTGCCAGCCCCTTTTTGCTCTATTGTTAGTTCAACGAGCCGAGAGGCTCTCCTCCCTCAAAACCATGACTCGCATCAACCACACTGTTGAACAGTTCACCACCGCCGACGCCTACACCAGCTTCAATGGCCTCAACACCATCCGCCTGACAGTCACCCTGCCCGACTGGCACCAGCCCTTCCCCTCTCAGCAGGGTGCTGCTAACCCTCGCCAGCTTGAAATGGTCGGCTTGCTCCACGTAAGCCGCGCTTGGCATATAAATGGTCCCGTGATGGATCAATGGACTATTTCTACTCTTGGCGGCCCTGTGCAGGTGCCTGCTGGTACCATCATTGAGACAGATGAGCTTCCCGAAGTGTGGGAGGCCAATTCCAAGCCTGCTGCCCCCGGCAAAAAGGAATGGTTCGCCTATTCCAATGGTCGCACGGGCTTTTGTTAAGTATTGTTACAGGCCCCTTCCCAGGGGCCTCTTTCGTTCTATTATTCATTCAACGAGGCGCGAGCTTCACCATCATCTTCAACCATGACTTCCTCCTTCCGCGAAGACCAGCTTGCCTGGACCATTGCCCACTTTTTTTGTGACGCCAAGCCTGGTGACATTCTGAGCCTGCCTGGAGCATCCCTGCTCACCAAAGCCCCTGACGGCAGCTTCTCCCTGACACGTTCTACATTCATGGTTTCCCGCCTGGTTGATCCCACCAGCGACAAGGTCGCTGCAACAGTGCTTCGATGGGAAAGGGAAGGGGCGCAGGAGGCGGCATGAACGTTCCAAACCACCAGCACAACAGCGGCAAGCCTCCCAGGCGGAGGCTCAAGCCACAAGCATTAAGGGCTGCCAAAGCCCGCAGACAAGCCCTTCTCAACCAATTTAACCATGGAAACCATCAACATCATTGCAATCAGCGCCAAGGGCAAAAGTCGCATTGGTAAACGGCTCACCACTGTCATAGTGGAGCAAAACCACCACGATAAACTATTTGTTGTTATTAAAGACAACAATGGTAAAGTTAATCAGTGCCGATGGATTAAAAAAGTAAATGATCCTGATTTTTGTATTATTGATCAAGATTAATTATTAACAACTATTTCTTTCCCATTGCTTTAAAACCATGATCACCATTCGCACTTATCAAGATGATAATTTTCATGCTGGGGCTACGATAACTAGCTATCAGTTTGATGATTATGATTATTACGAAGAAGATGAAAATGAAGAAGAAGATGAATTTTTCGATCCTTCGTCTTCTGCCTTGTCTGCTGCTGAGAGGAATTGATGATTACTATTCACACCTACCAAGACAACGGCCCCTATTTTTCAGCAATGATTCTCATTGACTATTTCTCAAAAGCCTGTTGCCAGGGCACAGAATTGCTAGAGGGCTGGTATTGGTATGAGGATGATGGAGAGGAAGTGGGAGGGCCGTATGAAGATGAAGAAGCCGCCATCGAGGCGGCTCAGGAACGCAAGGGCTGGTGAGACCCGGCTGCGAATGTATAAGATCCGGCTAGGGTTGTATAAGACCCGGCTAGGTTTGTATAAAGGCCCTTAACTTTTTCTTAACTTGTTCTTAACCTAATCTTAACTTGTTCTTAACCTTTTCTTAACCTATCCTTAACCTATCCTTAACCTGTTCTTAATCCAATCTTAACCTAACCTTAACCTGTTCTTAACCTAACTTTAACCTGTTTTTAACTTTCTTAACCTTCCCTTAATCTAGTACAAGTGTACTATCCTTAACCTTTTCTTAACCTTCTCTTAACCTATCCTTAACTTAACCTTTCCTTAACCTTTCCTTAAACTGTTCTTAACCTGGTACAAATGTACTACTCTTAACCTATGTTTAACCTGCCCTTAACTTAATCTATCCTTAACCTACTCTTAATCTAATCATAATTTAATCCATCCTTAACTTAAGCTTAACTAGTTCTTAACTTAACCTGCTCTTAACCTTTCCTTAACTTAAAGCTATTAATTGCCCAGGAGGTCCTCCTGAGCTTGCGCCTACTTTATGGCGCCTATATTGTCAAGGCAAAGCGATTGATCGGTGGCCACTTCCCAAACCGTCCTAATATGTTGGTACGTTGCGCGATTGTTTGGCATCCTTTACTAGTCAGCTTGAGCGATCGGCTGATCAATCCTTGTTTTCTTCAAACCAATGCTTGCCATTAATTCCCGCGCTACGCTCCCCACTGATCTAGGCTCATTCGCTAAAAAGTTTAAGATTGACCCGCGCTCCCTATTGTCAACTAATCCCAAAGTTGAAAAGTCGGCAATTCAAACTTACATCTTACACCTAGCACCAGCTAACACTTCCGGGGTAAATGTTTGCCCTGGTGCTGGCAATTGTGCTAAAATTTGCTTACACTTTGCAGGTAATCCCGTCTATATGAATGCCAAACAAGCAGCCAGAATTCGCCGGACCTTAGCCTATGCCAGCGATCCTCAGCAATTTATGCGCTTAATTATCTGTGCAATATTAGGCAAAGTTAATAAACACCGCCCCGGTGAATCGTTAGCTTTTAGACTTAATGGAACTAGTGATATAGCCTTCGAAACTATAGACTTTGATATATTGCCTGATTTCGCGAGATTTTGTCGGATTAAATTCGGCGCTATATTGCCACTAGGTAAGCGTAATATCTTTGAAATATTTAATTATTTAATGGCTAACGATCCAAGCTTAAAAGTGCAGTTTTACGATTACACCAAAATTAGACGTAATTGGGCAGAATGTAAGCGCTTAGGCTATCACTTAACATTTAGTTTTGATGGTTACAGTAACCGTGCCAACTTCAAATTAGCTGCCAGCGCTATTTCTAACGGGGTAAATATTGCCGCAGCGTTTAACATTAAAAAGAGTGAAACTTTGCCTAAATTCGCTTATTTGGGCACTCGTAAGTTATCCGTCATTGATGGCGACCTGACGGATCACAGACCTAGTGACCCTTCAGGCTATCACATCATAGGACTGCGCTTTAAGCTTCCCCATGGCGTGAAATATACTGAAGCCGAAAGGCAAGCGTTCTGTTTAGGTTGAGGCCGCTTGCAGCCCCCATCGCTTAGATACGATGGGGGCCTTAATTATCCACAGGGAAAATCCATTAATTAACACTAACTAAAACGCCACTAAATATCATAAACTAATCTTAACATTAGCATTACTTATATTAGCACTACTTATCATAGGGAGCAGT